ATTATCTGGAACCATTTCTCTTATTTTTTTTACTGACTCAATTGAAATCTCTGTGTGTGCCCATGCTGTGTCTATCAAAATAACTCTTGTGCCTGTATGCAAAATCTCTTTTACAAAATCTTTATCTTCTGCTTCAAATAGGTTTACTGCAAATCCTGCTTCCCCATTTAAGGAGTTTAGTTGAGATATTCTAGACTTTCTATCTGTCTGATGTCTTTGAACAAAACCAAGTCCGACGTTATTTATTAAAAGTCTAATCATTTCTGTAGAACTTATTGCTTCCATTGGAGCAAGAATGACTGGAAGACTTAAAGTCAACCAGCCACTCTTGTTTTTTGGATTACCAATTGTCATTGAAATATCTACAGATTTTCTTGTAGAAACTTCAGAGTTATCAGATGGAACCAATAAAACATCGTCAAAGCATAGGCTGTTTACTGATTCATCTAGATACATTTATTTCTTACTTACTTCTTTTTTGCTACTGGCTTCTTAGATGGAGCAGCTTTCTTAGCTGGTGCTGCAGCTTTAGCTGCTGGAGCTGGTGCATCCCAGTCTGGTCTTGCAACTGACATTACAAGGCTATAAGCTCTTTTCTTCTTAAATACGCCGTCACCATTTGCCTGTGATCCTTTTGAATCTCCAGATGTATTTCCTTCGTAAGTAATAAGATTCTTTCCATCATTTGAGATTACAATTCCAACATGCTCTGTATCAGTTGGTGTCTTATCAAAGTTAAAAAATACTACGTCTCCTGCTTGTGCCTGCCCAATTGGAACAATTCTCTTGTTCTTTGCAAACCACTGTGCTCCCGCATCGCAAGATGCAAAGCCCTTCTTTGTAGATGCTGCAACTAGGTGTACTAGACCTGCATCATCAAAACAACCTGATACAAACATTGCACACCATGGCTGGTTATTCATGCCATAACGCTTTCCAAAAATTGTATCGTTATTTGGTCCTTCTGTATATCCTTCTTCAGCATACTTTTTGGCTGCTGCCAAAACCTTTACTGCATTTGGATGTCTTACTTCTTCTGCCATTTTTTCCTCCTATGGAATTGATTAATTTAATTATAGCATTTGCGCCCCTGGAAGGAATCGAACCTCCGACGCAGACCTTAGAAGAGTCTCGCTCTATCCGCTGAGCTACAAGGGCAAAAGTAAAGGCTAACAGTTGTTAGCCTTTACGTAACCATAATCATCCCAAGGTAGCGAGCCCGAATGCGTAGGGGGGTTAGCTCCTACAGGATAATTATATTACGTTTTTTTTAAAAACTCATTTAGTTGTTTGGTATATCTTTTTCTATATCCATAGGAAGAAGCCCAAAAGATTTAGCAATCTTCATACCCTCTTCGCTTAAAGAAAACGTAGCTTCTAGGTTTTCATCATAATCAACAGACATAAGTCCTTTTTCATATAACGCAACCAAAGTTTCATCTATATGCTTTACATGTGCTGCCCAAAGCTCTGGTGCAAGCTCTTTTGCAGCTTCTGTAATGCTAAGTATAAATTCTCCAGTTTCATCAACACCAGCAACCTCTATGGCGCCAATCTCAATGTAATGATCTAGATCTGACATATCGTCTTCCACTTCTTTCTCCTTGTGCGGTAGGTAGGACTCAAACCTACGATTACCAAATTATGAGTTTGGGGCTTTAATCAACTAAGCTACTACCACGTAGCCTAATTATACGTTTGCCTCTTCGCTCTTGTCAATACTTGATTCAACAGCCTGCTGTACATATTCAGAAAAATGTTTTCTAATACTTCCAGTTGGCCTAGAACCAATTTGCTTCCATATCCTAGTATACTCCAACACATTTGCATATGTAGTTGGACACATCATTGTTCCATTAAATTCACGTAGAACTGTAGGAAGCGGAACATGTTTCCCACAGCACTTGCATTCTTTTGCTCTTTCTTGGTATATATTTGTCATATCGTCATCATTCTTCCTATTGCGTCTTGCAAGTCATTAGGCATTGATTTTGGTGGCTTAATAAGATTAAATGATTCTTCTTTAGCCTCTCCAAAGTCTGCATCATAACTCATTGATTCATATGTGTGAACCTTAATCTCTCTATCTGTTGGCACCAAAGATCTTGAAATAGCATTATATATTGATCCACAAACAGCATCTGACAGGTCTTTTGATCCTTTTCTAGGGTGATCTACCTTGTCTCTCATAATTCTAAGCTGAAGTAATTCGTCAATTAAAAGAGTTATGTGAGGCCCCTTAACTCTTTCTTCTAACACAACCATAGCCATATCATCGTAATGCTTTTTAGCCACCGACAAAATTTCAGTATTTATTCCATATTGCTTTAGCTGCTGCATCATATCATGAGAGTTCCATCGGTCAAATGTGCACAGTCTTATATTAAATCCAACACTCTTTAGTGAAAGAATATAGTCTTTTACTTCTGTAAAGTCAACAGACTTGTCTGCTGTTGGTGTCCAATACATTACTGCATCAACTTCAACAACTGGTGCTGGCTGAGAGTATTCATTAGTTACTTTTACATTTACCCAGTCACGAACATGTGCAAGAGAAACTGCACAGTGGTCATGCTTTTGTGCAAGGTCTACGTGAATAAAATAGTCTGTGCCTTCCTGTGGCTTAAACCAACTCTCAAGTCTTCCAAATTTATCCACAGCCATACCTGTATTACTAAAAGCTTTTTCAACTTTTTCTCTTGACTTGAAAAAAGCATCTACTGCTTCTGGTGGCATGCATGCAAATCTTCCAAGGGCGTCTAATTGATTTCTATAAAAATCAACCTTAAAGTCTTCAATCTTTTTTGTTGGATTTACTTCCCATGTGGGTCTTTTAAGAGCATATGTTTTTGGATACTTGTATGCTTTAATGTGATCTTCTTCCCATTCAACAGTAACTTCGTTACCCTCTATGCCGTCTGGTAAATCATCATCCATTTTTAATATTCTGGTCTGAATTACAGTTTCCTTTTCTGCTATAACAGATTCATAAAACTTTTGAATTGGATCATTTTTAAAACGTGGGAAAGAAAGTAAAATCACTTTGCCAAAATCTGGGAAACGTGACATAACTGAAGCACGATACATATCGTAAATTGCATCAGCTGTTTTTGCTTGATCATGACCCGTTGTATTTTCAATTGCAAAACCTGAAATTTCATCAAGGATAACGATGATAACGTTATAACCCTCCCAAGCTTCTCTTTCTGAGTGGCCTGAGTGAACTGTAATAGCTTTATCAAACTTCATTTCTGAAGCTTTTGATTCATATTTTCCAGCAAACCATGGTGACCTATCAATTCTTGTTTTAAATCCCTTAAAGAAAACATTGTTTGCCTGCTGTGCGTTAATAGCAATGTTTAGAATATCAATTGAGTCTCCAGGAGGTTTTCCATAATATGTTGCTGGATCTTTTAGGCATAGCAATAAATAAACTATATATGCAGTAGCAATTGTAGATGAATAGTCTTTTCCAGAACCCTTACCCAATTGAGCAATAACTTCATTACAAGTTTGCTTAAACATTCTTCCGCCCTCTTCTTCGCCAAAGAGCTTCTTTAATGTTGATTCCTTATAAATTTGTGAAGACTTTTCAATTAAAGTATATTGATATTCAGATAGCGGTGGCAAGCTCAAATAGTCTGGGCTAGTTACAAATGTTCTTAAATCTACTGGACGTTCATCAAATTCTTCGCCATCCAGCATGTCAATAAGATCACTAAAATCAAATGACATCTTGTTCCTCTACTATTTGTACAGGCTCTACCACTCCAGTTATCTGCGAAAGTCTACGTGCTACATCCATCTTGCACTTTGGGCATGTGGCTGTAACCTCTTTTAAAATACCTACAAGGATTTCTTGCTTGCGTTCTGTGTCTGCGATTTGCCCTGCAAGCTCTGCGTTATCAAGCAAGCCTACTTGCTGAAGCATTCCAATTCTTTTTGTTTCAATGTCTGCAATTAGCTTTAGTGCTCCAGCTTTTACGCTAAGCTGTCCTTGTGTGTCTGCATCTTCAACAGTTTTCCACGCTTCTTTGATAAGCATTGCATAGTGTTGATCAGCACCAGATACGGCTTCTTTAGCCCTCTCTCTAGCGTTCTGATCATTGTGTACGACTGATTTCCACTCATCAATTAGCTCAACAACCTCTGCTCTTTTAAAGCCAGTCAGGGTAGCAATTTGGGTGGGGTTATTACCTTTAAGTAGTTCAGAAACTACTTTATTCATGCGGTCAAAATGATCCGCTAACTCTATCTCAGCCATTACTATATTATACTTTTAGTCGACTAAAATGTCAATTAGATTTAGACTTTGCAATCTTATACAGGACCAAATATCCAATTAAATCATCAATATCATTATCTCCAGCGTAACCCTGGTTGTTCATAACTCTATTTAATTTATCATCTATTCTCACCTTTAATTGTTCTGTTGGTTCCGCCGACGAGAATATACGTGCAGGATTTAATGCTGAGTCTCCATAAGATATATTCTTTTCAATTAGTAGGTGTGCAATCTCATGGCATGCCTCCCATATTTTACCGCCAGAAGGAGCACCAACTGATTTTAAGTATAGGTCGCTACAATTAAAGTTTGTAACATCTTCAAATACTGGGTTTAACATATTACCTCCTATGATTTAAAACTGCAATAAAATGATCTTCAATGGGGTTATTGGGATCTTTTGAATATTCTATACTGTCTATTGTAAAATATTTTTCAACAATTGGCAATACCTGTGATGAAGAATGATCAATCCAAGTTCTGCTATGAAGTACCAATCTGTCCGCTATTTGAGACAAATCAGTTAAATATGAATTTAGCTCTGAGTCCTCTATATGCTGAAATACAAGGCTTGCCAATACTGTATCAAATTTAAAAGATTTTACATAATCCCAATCGGTTGTGTATGTTATATTACTCAGCTTATTGTCTTCTGGAACCAAGCCTATCATGCTTGGTAAATCAAAAGAGATGACTTTATCATATGTGTCTGACAAAGCTACCGAGTTTCTTCCAACTCCACATCCAAAGTCTAGTGATGTTGAGCCACTTTCAAATAGTGATCTAACTTCATCATATACTGGCATGTCTCTAAACTCTCCCTCATATCCAGTTAATATAAGGTCTCCTGCATTTTCTTTATTGGCATTAAGCCATACATCTTTACTCATCTTTTTTTAATTAATCCAAACTGCTCTAGGTACCTCTGTATAGTCATTGCAGAAACTTTGCATTCTGCCGCAATTTCCGTTACTGTCTTTTTTTGGATTACATATCTTCTATGTAACCAATCTTTACTTTGATATAGTTTCATCGTTCTGTTAAAACCTGATTCCCATAATATGCAATTCCAAAACTATCTGCCACGTCAAAATCTTCCACCTTAGTTCCATACTTATTGTTAAAGAAATCTGCAGTTCTCTGCTTACGCATATTTCTTAACTGATTTTGGTACCAGGAGTCTGCGTAACCTGGATGCTTTGCTCTAATTGCCGCCTTCTCATCTTTTGTAGGATTTTTATTTCCAATGTGAGATTGCCAAGAAGAGGGGGATATAGTGATTACCTTTGCGCCAGTTGCCATAAGCTCTGCAATTACAACACCGTAAACATATGATAGTTTAATTACTGCATCAGCAGACTTAACAAATACAGCACCCTCAACCACGATATAGTCTGCTTTAAGCTCATCTATCATGGCATGCATCTTTCTTTTGGCGTCATATATCTTTTCGTATATATCTTGACCATGCAACTCAAGCTTGCCCCATTTTATTGGTACGTTGTTATCCATAAGGCAAAATGCAATTGAGTTTGTTGAAGCATCTATGCCTAAAACTCTGACAGCTTTAGACTTAACAAGGTTAGCTAATCCCATCTAACATATCCTTTAGTCTGGCTCTTGTTTCTTTCTTCTGCTTATCTACACACATTGTGCATACAGTCTTTTCAGTGTATCTGCTTAGTTGTCCGCCGCATTTGCAAAGCCTTAATGCGCCATTTCTAATAGCCTTCTTCTCATAGTACTTTTCCATGATTCTTTTATTAGTTGCAATTCTGCAACATTCATCAGAGCAATACTTTTGATTATGAGTTTTTGGCTCAAACTTTTGCTTACAATCACCGTTTGCACAAATCATTACACTGTCACATCCATTGGAGATATATGTACAGAACCTTCATCTGCAGTTTTTGACCAGCAAGATTTTTTGAGTGGGCAATACTTACATGGAGATTTAGACTTTGTATAACCATCTGGAATAACTGGAAGATCTCCTTCTTTAAAATTATCCCAAACTTTACATAACCAATCAAATGTATCATTGATGATCTTTGAATTTCTATCATTCATCTGGATTGGAATTACAAGCACCTCTTGAGTATTCTTATTTTCGTACAAGAAGAATCCCTCTTTGGCGTTTGTTAGCTTCATGTAGGTTAGAAGCTGAAGCATATGGTTTGTTGAGGACTTCATCTCCGCTTGCCTTGTATCCCAAACCTCTTGCTTTGCAGTTTTGATTTCACCAATAACAGTCTCACCGTCATAGTTCATAACCAAGTCAATGAATCCACGGATTGGCGGATACTCGTTCTTAATTTCTTTTTCTTCTTCTACAAACTCTGGAAAGTTTTTGATAAGTCCCTGAAGTCTTTCGTGCGACTGAGTTCCCACGGCCATGTTAGCAACATTTACTGCACTGTTCTCATCAATAAACTCTGCTCCAGAAAAAGCCATATACCAATATCTAGGACAATTTCCATGTCCGTATCCAATTGTACTAGGACTAAAAGAATACTTTGTCATTTCTCCATCTGGTCTTTTTGTGGCAAGGTAGGCGTCATCTAGTTGCTGTCCAAAAGCTGCTGGGTCAAACTTTCCAACATACTTTTTAAACTTTAGATTACTTATAATTGCTTTTCCCATTAAAGGCTATACCTCGCAGAATACTTAAGTGCATCAACTAGTCTGTCTAAAGCTTCTTTAACTGAGTAGTAAACGTTCTTTTTGTTGTTGTTTACAGTTCCAGCCTTATCTTTGGCAATAGTTGAGTAAAATGAGGCTAAAATGGCAAGTTTGGCGCTAATTGCCTGCAATTCTATAATAAGCATAGGAGCCTTTGCAGAAGGTACTTCTGGATTCATAATTAATTTTACCAGAATTGCAAGAGCTCTGTCTAACTGATCGTCAGACATAAACTCATGCAGATCATTAAATTCTGTAATTTCGCTTATAAGCTCTAAAGTATTCTTATCACTCATTATGTGTCTCCCAACATTCTATTAATTGCTCTAACAATGCCCACTCAATTACTGCAAGTCTGGTCTTGGAGCCTTCTCCACCAAGTATGAGTTTAAGTACTGGGCTTTTATCCCTACTAACTTTAAAAGTGTCTGTGCAAATCTTTGCCCATATATCTTGTGAAATAGAAATTGATTTAGCATACTCTTTATAATCTACTACAAAATTACGCCAAGTAGCATCCGCCTTCTGGTAATTGCCACGACCAGAATTTTTGTGTCCTTTTGCGCCATCACGTTTAATCTCTGCTCTTTCTGACATTATTTAAATGGAACTGACGAGACATGTCCAGTTGGGCAAGTCCACGTAAGCTTTTCCTCCTTATGCTTAAAAAAAGCTGTGTTCATTTCAGCATTACATTCCTGACACATAAAAGATCCACCAACAACTGGAAGGTCTTCATCAATAACAAAATCTTCTTTTTTATCTGGAGCTACCTGATTTATAAAATCATTAAGATCTGTCATAAATTTTACTCCTTAATTCTTCAACAACATCTGGATTGTCTCTAAGGTATTGTACTGTCTTAGCACGACCTTGGAATCTTTCTTCTCCAATGGTATACCATGCTCCACCCTTTTCAATAATTCCATACATCTCTGCAACATCTAGTGTTTCTCCAACACCATCTACACCAATAGTTTCCCCTTGGTAATAAAAGTCGTATTGTCCTGATAGATTTGGGGGGCCTTGTTTGTTGTAATCAATAATCCAATTAACTGGTCTTCCGACTCTCTGTTCGATAATCTTGTCGCCAACTTTAACGCCAGCCTTAATAGCATTAGCCTCAGCTTCAGAAGACCAGAGCTTGACAACAGTGGTTGAAAAGAACTTGACTGCCATGCCACCTGTGGGGATGTGTGAAGCATGCATAGATCCAAATTGATTTCGTTGCTGTGAGATGAGAACAAGTAGTGTGTTTTTGTTTGCATAGTTTAACATTTTGACCGCATGGGTCATATCCTTTGCTTCTGCTCCAATTTGTTTTGTATCTTCTAACTTCTTTAAGTCAGTGCTATCTTTTTCAAAGTAGATGGCAGGTAGCAAAGCCGAGATTGAATCTACAACAATTATGTCTACGTTTGCTTCCATTAACTGTGTAGCAATATCCACCATGTCATTAACAGACTTGGCTGGAGAATAAATTAATTGACTTGAATCAACACCAAGAAGTTCTGCCCATGCTGGATCATATGAATCTTCTGCATCAATCCAGGCACATGTCTTTCCTTCTTTTTGTGCTAAAGCAATCATCTGCAAACAAAATGAAGACTTTCCAGCAGATTTGTTTCCCCAAACTAGGACTTGTCTGCCATAACCAAACCCACCCTTTAGAGCAAGTGTTAGACCTACGCTAGGGGTTTTTTGTTTTTGATTATCTACTTCTGTTGCAATTTGTACTCGCTTACGAGTTTTTGGGTCTAGCCCAGCTAAAATTTCTTCAATGTTCATTTGAACTCTTTCTATTATCTAGATAGTATACCATTAAAACAAGTTGCCGTGAAGTCTTGGTCTTCCTCTATTTTTATCAACTTTAAAATCTAAGATCTCGTCTAAAGAATCTTCTACTAGACCCATTTGCTTAAGAGCAGCATAAACATCTAGCAGTCTAATCAAAACATCTGCTGTTTCTTCAACAATTTCACGACTGCCCTTACTCTTTCTAATTGCTTCCAAAATTTCAGTTACCTCTGAATGAACTAAAGCTAGTTTATTACCAATTTTGTCAAAGTTATATTCGCCTTCCCAAAATCCTTTTTCAATTGCAGATTCATGAAGAATTGATGCTAACTCATCCAAGCCGTGATCAAGCAAGGTACTAGATGCTGTTTGTGTAGACTTTTCTGTATTTGGAGGCGTTCTAAAATTATCTGTCTTAATTACTCCCATTTGGTTCTCCTAACGAAATTGTAAATGAGTTACTATCTTGATTGTATGAAACTATAAGTCCAGTATCTTCATCTGGTGGATTTAGAACAAGTTCTGAAGCTACATCAATAGATTTAATTGTCCTCAATATTGCTACCAATAAAGATGTTACGCTAATTTCCTGAGACATTTCTGTTGTTTCTTCACTCATCATTTTCCCCTACATATACTGCCAAGTCTTTGTTATTTCTAAGCCACTCAAACGTTTTCATGAGCATTTCTCTTGTCTCACAGTTTGAACATCCATCAAATGGTTGATATGGCTCCCAGTCCTCTGCAACCTCTTCAGTGTCATATAGAGTATTAAAGCATTGCTCCATATGATAAATTAAAGCATCTTCAAGCGCTTTTGCTTCTTGCTCTGTTAATACAACTTCAATCATTTTATTTCCTTTACCATAAGTGTTCCATCGTCAAGCTTTGACAGGACAACGTCACAAACCATTCCTTCTCTTAGCTTTGCCAAGGCTGTTTTGTACAAACTTGAAAATACAATTGCTCTTGTCAACTCTTTATCTTTATTTGTAAATACTATGTGAGCCATTGTTTTACCCGCCTTTGTTTTATAGGGAGTAAAATTTAAGACCATATACTTTTCTTCAGGAACGTTTTCGTATTCTTGACGATATAAATAATCTACAAACAGATCTTCACTATCTTTACTAATTTCGGAGACCTTAACGTACCTTGCAATTCGGTTGTCGCCCACCAAGATAAAGTACATCTGGCCAACTTCAATCTGAGTCTGTTCGGTATGAAACAAACCAATTGATCCAGTTTCATCAACCAATTCAATTCTAGCCCAGCCAGTTCCACGCTTAATACCCTTAACCATTCCGAACATCACGAATGAGCCTAAGTCGTCAAACTCTTCAATTGGTCTTGCCTGTGCTTTAATTCTTGGTGGCAGATCTTGCAGATTAAACTGAGGTATACCAAGATACTCGTAGAAACTTTCTTGCTCTAATCCTGTTCTTGGATTGTCTTTAAAAGCTGCTGCCCCAATAGCATTAAGAGCCCCAATAGCACGGCTATTGACGCCACTGTTTTTAACAGAGCTTTTTTCCATGAAATCTTCATAGTGTAAATACGGCCTTCCCTTAATTATTTTACTTGCAATATTATCTGATATATATTTTACATCCGCAAGCCCAAATCGCATTGAATCTTTTTGTAATGAGAAATCAATCTCTGATTCGTTAATATGTGGAAGCAAAACTTTTAGTCCTAATCTTTTTGACTCGATTAGATATTCTGTTCTTGCATCCTTATCGGTTTCGTTTTTAAGAATAGCGAACATGAACTCAAGAGGGTAATAAGTCTTAAGCCAAGCAGTGTAGAAAGAAACCATGGAGTAAGCAACAGCATGAGAACGGTTAAAGGAATAGCCAGCGTGGGCTTCAAAGGCATGCCAGAGGTCTTCTGCTTGTTTCTTAGAAATGTGCTTTGAAGCGCCAGCAACGAACTTATCCTTGAACTGGTCGAATTCTTTTGCATCCTTTTTCTTACCAATGATCTTGCGAACCTTATCAGCTTCAGACCAAGACATCCCTCCCAAGTGTACGCATGCTTGCATAACCTGCTCTTGATATATAATAACACCATATGTGTTCTCTGTAAAAGGACGCATGATTGGGTGAGTGTAGTCAACGGCTTCTCTGCCGTTTTTTCTGTTAATATATGAAGCACCTACAGTATTCATTGCTCCTGGACGAACCAAGGCATTTGAAGCAACTAAATCTTCAAACTTGTCTACGCCCATTTTAATTAAAAGGTTTGTGTAAGGAGTTGCTTCTGCCTGGAAGATACCTTTTGTGTACCCTTGGCTTAAATTCTTATACACTTCAGCATCTTCAAGATCAATATCGTTAAGCACAATGTCCTTGCCGTATCTATCTTTAATAGATGCCAATGTGTCAGACAATATAGATAGAGCTTTTAGCCCCAGCGCATCCATCTTAATAAGACCAATGTCTGCAACCGTTTCCATTTCATAAGCAACTACTGGAATTCTTCCAGAAACTTTATCTTTTGGATCTTCACGAGTTTCAATTGGCGCATAGTTTCTTAAATCATCTTTAGCAACAACAACTCCAGCTGCGTGAACACCTGTACTTCTAATTCTTCCACGCCAGTTTTCTGCAAGCCAACCAACCTCTGGATACTTCATTCTAAACTCTTTTGTATTTGGAGATTCCATATAGTCTTCAAATGTGTCAACAGACTTTAAGGCACGGTTAACCTCTTGAAGAGGAATCATAAATACACGAGCAGCATCACGAACTACACCCTTATCTTTAAAGTAAGTAAATGTAGAAATAGATGCAACATTTTTAAATCTCTTCTTTAAATAATCTTTAACTTCTTTACGTCTACGGTCTTCAAAGTCAGTATCAATATCTGGGAAGTCATTACGCTCTGGATTAATAAATCGGAAAAATAGAAGGTCGTATTTAATTGGATCTACTTCTGTAATCCCTAGGGCATAGCAGACCAAAGACCCTGCAGCCGAACCACGACCTGGGCCAACCTTGATCCCCTGTTCTTTAGCCCAATTAATCATATCTGAAACAATTAGGAAGTATGAAGCAAAATTCTTGTCCTTGATAACACCTAGCTCTTGGTCCAAACGGTCCTTATAGACCCCTTCAGAGGCTTTTCCGAGCCTTTCTAGGCCAGCCTCAGCCAGCTCTCTAAGCTTTTTATCTGCATTTGTTTTTGGGACTGGTAACAGGTCTAAGCCCTGACCAAATGAATATTCTTCAATCTGTTCTGAAATATGTACGGTATTATCATAGATATCGGTTCTTGTAATCCCTTGCTTATTAAACTCAGCAGACATCTCTTCTCTGCTCATAATATACAGGTCTAAATGCTCAAATGAAATTCTGCGGTCAGGCCACAAATAGTTAAATCTATCAAACATATTCTCAAATGTTCGTGACTTATCAAAATCTAGGTCTTTGTTTACCTTTGGAGA